GAGAACCACCATACTTCGCAAAATCAATCACAGCGCCTTTGGTTAAAGTTGTTGCGCCCTTGAGGAAGCTCCATAATCTGTCCAGCGAGAACGAATCGAAAAGCCCCCTTTGTGCACCTTCCACCTTGCCTACAATCCTGATACGTGTTGCGCTTGCTGAGAGAGTGCGCTCCACGGTGTGCTTCGTCCACGATGCGGTGTATGTTGTGCCTGTTGAGTAAGTAGAACCCACGCCATCATCTATACCTATCGAGACAGTAGCACCTAAAAAAGGGTAACAGTAAGCGGAGACTATCGCAACCCTCCCCTTCCATGTGTTTATGTCCACGGAAAGGTCTTGGTAAAACGTAGATGGGCCAGATTCCTCACCTGCGTACGTCCCCTCATACTTGTAGACAGATGACACTCCTGTCAAGGATGTCCAGCCTGTTGTGTCCCCTGTCTCAAAGCCGGGGTTGACGATAGAGGGACATGCCGTTGTAGATGTGGTGATTGTTGACTTAACAGACTTAGGCCCAGGGACTACGATACCTTTTATTCTGGCGTCCACATTCGGCGATTTGTAAATTCTGTACGTGCCCTCCTCGTAATACTCCTCTCCCATGCCCCCGTACATAAAGTCCTGTTCCGATAATACATCTCTTTCGGGTGGCACGTGGGCTGCCAGTGGGCGGTCTGTGACAAACATGGGCGGTATAATTGCGGAATCCTGCACAGACCATTGTTTCTTACCGTCTCGGTCTTTAGCCAGCATGAAGGGGTACTTATTATTCTTGAAGATTATCTCTACATCGCTATTCACGTTCTACTACCCCACTTTGAGCGCTGAGAGCGCCAGTAAACTGTGTAGTTTAATGCCTTTAACGTCTCGTATTTTCTCTCCCACCTATCGGCTTCCTTCAGGACAGTGCCCTTGTCTTGCGAGTTGATGTTAGACGCTTTGGAACGGAGTAAGTTCGAGATGGCACCCGCCACAATGATTTTCTCCCATTCGGGGGTTATGTCTATTGTGGAAGTTTCCGATGATAACGCCGTGTGAGTCTTAAGTCCTCGTATCTCTATTTTATTCCCGCCCGATGCGCCATAGACACGTATGTACTTCGTACCGCTCTTGTTGACAATTTCCCAATCGCAAGGATACCACGATGTTACATTGAAATCGTCAGCGCTGTTGCACTCGTAAACCGCAACTGGCTGCGTCAGGGTGTCGGGAAGCGTGAACTCCTCGTTGCCTGTAAGTAAGTAGGCGTTGTCGAAGTAGGCCGCTGTGGTCTTACTGATACAGAGTCGTATCTGGACTACCGCAAGGTCGTCAGGTATGCTTACGTTCTCAAGTTCTAGTTTCTCCCACTCGTCACCCCCTGTGTGGTAGTCGCTATACGTTGTCGCCTCTGTCCCTGATTGTGTCTTGGTGTAAATCCCTAGCCTTGCGTTGCTATCGGCTGCGGTTTTTACCCAACAGTAAAACGCCACCGCTTTATTCTCCAAGTCACGCAACCTAGCACAGCTATTACTAGAGAGATGTAAGTAGCCCGCCGCTACGGAAAGCTTCACAGAACTTGTCCCGTGTATTACGTTTGTGGTATCTTCTGCTGCGGTTGCGGTACTAACTGCCCAGTAATCGGGATACGTGGCTGCTGTCCACACTTCAAATGAAGCGTTCTCTAGGATATTCCCTGTAACTAAAGTGGTGTCAATGACTGGCACTGCCAACGCAGGGAAGGAATCCTTTATGGCCACGTTGATACTTTCCTTCACTTCTGATATGTCAAAGTCCACAATAGCGAAAGACAGCCCCGAAGCGATTTGTGCTGGAAACGCCCTGTAAGGGAACACAGTACCCGATGGCTGCTGGTTATTCTTAATCTTCCTAAATGAGTACGCCACTGTGGAGTTCGAGGAATCGGTTATGTAGGCGTATTTGTCTCTGAATGCGTCCTCGTCATAGTCCGCCATCGCCGAGGATATAAGACTGATACCTGCTGAACCACCAGTGCTGGTTGTCGTGCCTTCTATCCACGACCCCAAATCACGGCAGACTCGCTCTGTTAATTCTAATAATGTTTTGTTCATGGTAGAGCCACCACCTCAAATGATTGTTCGCTTGTCTCGACCACCGGACCGTCCCTAGTTCTAACTAACGCTGTCCATGTCCCTGCATCCGCAGTTGAGTCGATGGTGTAGCCCGTGTACCTGTACTTCCCTGTGTCCACTTTGACCATGCTGGTAAAGTCCTGTTTCACCACGTTGTTCGGGTCAAGGATAGAACAGGTTATGGAAGTTGTGGGGTCAACCAACGCCCCCGCCTCGTCATAGATAAACGCCCTAATGTTCGGTGTGTCTCCTCTGAAATACTTGTCCATCTCTACGTTCACCTCTATTCGTCTGTATGATATAACCTGCACAGTAATTTCCCTGTACGGTGTACTGAAAGTGTCCAACCTGCGATACGGTGTTAGGAACCGCCTGTGTTTCAGCCAGCGGCGGAGAGCGTGCGATATTATAGACGAACCAAACGCCTCAGCCGTGGCGATACCCGACACAACAAGGTAAAGAACTATCCGAGCATCACCAAACGCCTCTGTGCTGGCTATACCTGAAGGCGAAAGATAAAGCGTTAGTTTAGCTGTGCCAAACGCCTCTTGTGTCTCTATCCCATCGGGTACTAGAATTTGCAGAAATAAGGTGACAGTAGGGTTGCCAAAGGCTTCATTGCTACTTATGCCAGATACGAATATCTGGATAATAACATCGCTGCCATCAAAGTATGTCTTGTCAAAATAATTGCGGTCAAACATTTACTCCATTCCGCTCATATTTTCTCAACCTTTGCTTTGACTTCCAGTTGCTCAATCTTGTCGCTGACAGCAAAGGTTGATAACTCTGCTGTCTTGTTATTGGTCTTATCTGCCACAAACCCAGACAGCGTTATGGCAGGAATCGGGAAACCCACAGAACGCATATAGACATCAACATCGTTACTTACTGCCTTAATCTTGGCATAGATACCTGCTGCCTTCAATGCCTCAATCTTGGTCTTGCCGATGGCAAGCCAGTTGCCTATGACTGCGCCTGTGGACTTTTGAACGAGGTAGATTTGCCAGAGTGCATTTTCTTGTAGTTTATGATTTTCCATTAGTCAGCCCTCACTAAATAGATAGACAGTAGCGTATTGAACTCTCCAGCGAGATAATCTATGGTGGCATTGGCACTCTCAGAACAATAGCCGTGCAGTGTCACGACATCGTTTGCGTCACAGTGAATTAGCCCGCCATGGGGTAGCCTTACATTGGTATTGGCAGATACGGTAGTTAGTGCGGCTATATTTTGGACACCGTTAATAAAGATGTAAACACCATATCTGTCATCAGCTTCGCATGACCCATAGTAGATTTGGAAATTAGCCTGATACCAGCCAGCTACAGGTGCAACAAAAAAGCCCTTTTTAATCCAGTAATAGTAGCTAGCGGCAAAGTCCGCTCCAGATGTTTTGTAGATTGTCAATGTATCTGAATCTATGCCAGACGCCACTACATAACCAACACCAGTATTTAATGTGCCTGCGGCGTTAGAAGCCCACTTGACAAGAGAACCCGCAATGGCATTAGGGAAATTGGCGTCATCATCCTCTATGTGGGTAGCATCGGAATCAGCATCCGACTGCCTGTAAGCACCATCAGCACCATACCAGTCACCGAGTTGGAAATTAGAACCAATGTCAATAGACACAGTATCCAGCATAACTCGGGGATTGCCAGTATTTAATAAATCTGATTGCTGAACAGCTAGGTATGCTTTACATAAAACCTGAATTTTTACAGGGTCAGCACCATCAAACTCATGGCGTGAATTATGACTGGCTAGGTTTAGTCCATCCACGCTAGACTTGGCTATGTAATTTGCGCCTACGCCGTGAACACCTGTCGTTAATGCTTCATGGTCTTGAATTTGCTTAATGATAGCTGCAGTGACCCTTAATTCAATCAGTTCCCCAGCACTGTGAGCTACAGGAGTTGTACTTTCCTGACCTCTAACGATAGTGAGTGTATCACCACTTCTGTTAGTGCATTTCACTATCTCGATATTAGACTCAGTTGCACCTGTGCGCAAACAGATGGTGATATTAAAAGGGAAGTTAGAAGGAAACCTTGCACCTTCCCCAGTAGCTACAGTTAAAGAAGTATCATCATCATCTATATCAGCAGCCAATGTACTATAGGCTCTATTCTTAACTTGCAGAAAGTCAGTCATGTCTCTCCTTTAGCTCTAGAGCTTGAATATCTTGTTAGTGCCGTTATCCCAGGTGATTGTTATGTCTCCGCCGTTAGGTGTGCAGGGAAGACCTGTAGCGGTATCGATGCAAGCGATAAGGCGTGACGTACCCGCGGTGCCTGTGTCCTTATACAGTACGATGTACTCAAACTGGTCGCCACTGACACTAGAGATGGTAACATCGGCTGCGTCCGCCACGCCTGCTGTTACGGTCTTGCTGGCAAGTGCGCCGCTGGTGGCAACACGCCCTGCTCCTGCTATGTCGTCCAAGAAGTCGTGTGTGGACAGGTTGGGCGTGTAGTCTGCGCCGTCAACCAGCACAGCCTTAATGGTGTCCGTGTCCCAGTCTATGCTTCCGTCTAGGAAGCCTTCCCTACCCTTGTCGTAGAGTGCGTTAGCCATGATTTACCTCCTGTTCTATATGATAACCTACAATCTTTTTTGTGCTTTTGTCTCTAAGCCTTGTGATTGCTACGTGTCGGGGTACGAGCAACCTCCTGGGCTTTTGCCTCTCCTCTTTGACTTTGTGTGCGATTTCCTGAAACTGGTGTCCGTCCAGCGTGCCGAAATCGAAAACCAACACGGGCATATCCCCCGGCTTCTCTGGCATAATCGGTATGACTGGAAGCGTGTGTTTCTTAGGTATCCAAAAGTCCATCTTTGCCCCTCGCTATCTTGTATTCGTCTCTGACCCTTTGAATAATAATGCCTCTCTGCATGTGTAATTTTTGTGTCTCAGTGTCTATCTCTAGCCACCTCTTGTCTCTATCTTGAAGTTCGTCTATCGTCTTGACCAAGTGCTTAATCATGATTCCTTTAAGCGACACAGTAGGCGATGGTACTAGGACTTCGTGTAGCTTCCTGTGAAACCTATGGTATCCAACCTGGACTATGTTCGCCTGTAAGTCAGGGTAGTCAACGCCGTCAGGCTTGTTGAACCTCGGAATGAAGTATGCGCTGAACTTCCCTTGCTCTATGTAGTCCTTCACAAGCAATGGTTCTTTCTGGCTCTCGATAACTTCGTCTGAGTGAATGAACCACACAAACCCTTCACCATATCCTCTATCTCATTGAGTACGGGCCTCCAGTAATCCTCTATGATAACCTTCCAGTCGTATTGCTTGGCGAACTCCACGGCTTTCATATCCACTGTGTGTGGTCTCGCATAGCACTTTTCAAGGTGAGACACAATCTCATCCCTGTCAGCGTCAGCCATCCAGGAACCTAACGGCTGGAACTCTCTCTCGAACTTCTTAATCAGATACCCGCTCCCGCAAAGTTCGGACATGGCGGAGAAATCGGTCACAATGACAGGCACACCACAAGCCTGCGCCTCTATAATCGGTATGCCAAACCCCTCGCCCTTAGACGGCATACAGTACACATCGAAGGCGTTATACAACGCTGCCATCTGTGCATCGTTAAACTGGTCCACTGTTTTAGGTTGGAAGTAAACCGATTCGTCAATGCCCAGATGCTTTGCCATGCCCGCTAACGGGAGTCCTTCGGCATCGGTAGCGTCTGTGTGAATGTAGAGTAGCGAGTCCTTGTTCCTATCGTGAAATATCTTAAATGAGGTCATCAGTTTGCGTAGGTTCTTACGTTCCGCTTTATTCGTAGCGACACAACCCACAACAAACCTATCGCCCCATTCCGAGAACTTCCTCACAGCCTTGCCTGCTTCCCTGTCAGGCCGGAACACAGCAGTGTCAACGCCATGAGGGATATACCAACTGTCTATACCCTCACTGTCCAGCATCCTCTTGCCGAACCGAGACATAGCGATGGCCTTCCTTGCTGTCCTCAGTTGCCTCTTGACAGGTGGTGGCATAGGGTCATGGTCTATTGGAACATAGGGAAACCACGCCATGTTCTTACCGTGGTCTCTGAGAATCCACACATCCATTTGTGTAATCAAGCAATCGGCGTTTACTCTATCGTAGATTCCCTTCGCCAGTTTCATACCCCAATCGCCAGCGTCGTTAGGAAACACGGGTATATCGTTCCAGTGAAGGACGTTACCCTTTAAGCCCCAATGAGCGAATATAGTAACATCGTGTCCTAAGTCCTTAATCCCCTTTGTGATATTCTTTGTGCAGACTCCGTAACCCGTCCCCGCCCACGGCACGACTGATTGCCAGAGTACCTTCAAACGTCTCCTTTCTTAAAAGGGGGAGATTTCTCTCCCCCTCATTAGACTAGCCTTCGGCAGCAGGTTTGCCACAGACATACTCCAAGCCCACCACAAGCCCATTGACACTGATAGTTGACCCTTCCGATTCGTTCTCCCACTTTACGGAAACGTAATCGCCTTCGTCTATCGTGCCTTCGGAGATGGTTTCATCGGCTGGCGTATCAGCAGCATAGGCTGTTGCTGTGCCATGTGTGGCGATGGCTGAACCTGTTGCCGTCCCTGCCTGTCCTTTATCAAGTAGCGTGACTTTGAGTGTGCCAGCACCAATCGCAGCATTGAGCACCGTCCATACCTCGGTAATCTCACAAGCTGCTGGCGCTCTCCACACATTCCACTCCTGGTCTGTGCCCTCGATTAAGTTCGCAGTAGGAAACGGGCCGATAACTACCGAAATCGGCGACATTTCAGGAAAGCTCATCTTCGACCTCCTTTATGTGTTCGTTTGTGTTGACCTAGCCGTGTGGGGTCTTTTGCTACAAACCCACAAGTAGGGCAGATATAAGCCTCTACGCTCTCCACCACCTCATCTCTTGGTTTGTCCAGCATTAAACCCTTGCGGAGGTAATACGCCATGCGTGGGCCGTCTGCGGGTAATGGTGCAGTCCAGGATTTTGTTTTCGGGTCGTAATAAGAACGCCGATTCCGCCCTGAACTGTGCACAAGTTCGGCAGTCCACCCCTTCGCCTCCAACTCCCTTTTCATAGTAGGGGTTAAACTGATTGGCATATTACCTCCTGTTTACTAACTACTTGTCAAACAGCGTTGTCATCAACTCGATGGCGTGGCGCTGTCAAACAGCATCTCAATCCCATAGCCATCGTCTAGTTCAACCCAGTCTGAATCCTGGACATGAACCAACTCGTAGGCACGTAGAGATATGTCACGCTCTCGCTCTGTGCTGGCTTCCTTAGAAACCACGTAGGCAAGTGCTGATTTTGAGAACACTCCGCCCTTCGCATCATCGCTTGCATCAACAGACAAGAGACCAGTAGAAAACACAGGGACACCGTAAATCACAAAAGAACCCTTCCAGTAGTTCTTCAGCATCTCGGCTGAGAAGCCTTCTGGTAGGGGGTATGTGCCAACGGTGGCCACAGCGTCCATGATTCTCCTGACCTGGAAAGGATGTGCGACATAGGCGTATGGTCTCGGTGCGGGTTCTGATTTGCCCTCCAGTCTCGTTACAGCAGCAGCAAGATAGCTCGCTGTCAGGGTAGTGCCAGCACTACCGAGTGAGGTGCTAAAGCCGTCCAGCATACCCAGGCCGTCTTTTTCGACTTTCCTGGCCATCGAATCGCCTAACAGCTTACCCACCATCCTGAATACATCCTCGTTGTTCTGCCTAATCAGCTTATCGGTGACTATGCACTTTACGCCGATTTCGGAAGTGGTCAGAGTAACGTAGGTATCCGCCAGTTGCTCCGCCTGTGCGAGGTCAACGCCTTCCACCAAGTCAACAGCATCGCCAAATGCGGACATCTTAGGGACGGTAATCTGCTTCTCTCCCTGCTTCAGTGTGAACTTCTCCACAAGCTGAGGCATGAGAGGCGCATGTTCCAGGGTATAGCGTGCTTCGGCGATAACGATTCGCTGCATTTCCTCAAGGTCTGAAGTTGTTGAAGTCGTTATCCCGTATGCCATTTCTCCTCCTATCTCAATCCTCGTTCACCTCTGGCTTTCTTGTATTCAGCAAGAGTTACCTTGCCTTCAAGGAAATCTTGTTCAATCCGTGCGAAGCCAGTTGCCCCTGCATTGGCCCCTGATGTATCCACCCGGAGCGCAGGGTTCTTTTTCAGCTTTTCTATCAACTCTGCCTCGACCTTCTTCTTGATTTCTTCCTCGTTGATAGACCTAGCTTTGGCTGCAAGCACAATTTCCTCGGCTCTGTCCACAATCTCGTCCAGTCCTTCACCACCAGACTGGTAAACCTTCTGCCACTCTTTGTTGACTTTCGCCACAATAGGGTCGCTTAGGTTGTCTGGTTCGTGTCCCGACTTCTTCAGTATTCCCTTCACAGCAGCCAGAACTTCCACAGCGTCATCTTGCACAACCTTTTCGCCCAGTTGCTTAATCTGCTGCTGAACGCCATCATCAATAGCCTTCATCTGTTGTGTGATAGTTCCTGCTGACAAGTCCAGTGAACCTTCCTGAGACTGCGCCATAAGCTGAAGTTTCTTACCTTGCGCCTCTTGTAGGATGTTTGCCTTTGCAATCTCTAACTCTTGCTTCAGTCGAGTTATCGCCCTGCTCTGCCCTCGCCTGTCACTATCAACGGACTGTAGCTGTTGCCTTGCCTGTTGTAGTTCAGCCTCAAGCTGTGCGAGCCTGGTTTTCAACTCCTCTGGGTCAGACTTAGCCTGCTCTTGCTGCACACCCTCTGTTGCGGTTGCCTCTTGTGACACAACCCCGATTTGTTCTTCCATGAAAAACACCTCCTTAATGAAAAAGGCGCTAGATAACGATGCACTAGCGCCTTAAATGGAAGCACTTGAACCTATTGCCTGAAAGCGGTTATCTTCCGTCCTTTCGCAATACGTCTGACTTTCTCGAGGTCACAGTTTGTGACCTCTAGTTTCCTCAATATGTTCTTGACCTTATCTTGAAACTCAATGGCATTGTTCCTGAACTCAACCACATTATCTTTGAAGGCTCTTATATCTAGTGCTGCCTCGGACATTTTAGCCTTCAGTTCCACAACCTCATCCCTTGCTGTGATAAGTTGTGTTTTCATTGTGGCCAGTGCGGTCTCGGCTTTAACGACTCTATCCTTTAGGTCTTCAAACTCCTTATCGGTTACGGCCATTAGCGGAAGCCTGCCTTTCTATATTGCTCGTATTGAACAAGGTCTTGCTTGATGTTATTTTCAGCCAACCTGCCCCACGTATCGCCCTTCAGCGCTAGTTGCTGTGCGAGAGGCAAGAGGGACTCCAGTGATGTAAGCGACCTCTCGATGTTATCCATAATCTCGTCATGCCTTTTGACATCGGCAGCGCTACCTAAGAGTTCGATGTTAGCCCTTAGCGTGGTTTCTATGTTCTTGCGTGCTTCCATGATGCTCTTGGAGCTTGTGGACTGTGGTACACCCTTTGCGCCTCTGTATAGCAAACCACCTTCCCCTCGTAGCCTCTGATATTCCTCGTATTGGGGTGCGCTCCACTGCCTGTTGACATCAACCGGCATCTCTCTCGGAATACCAGTCGCTACAATCTCGTTGCCCGCTATATCGGCTGCGTCCTGTGATTGTACTGTTTTACTTCTGCCTATAACGTACAACGCAGCGTCGACTTGCGGGTTTTCCTTCAACCATTCTGCACGTTCAATCCTTTGTGCTGCGGTTGCGGATGGTAAGTCCCAGTAACCAGAGTCGTTTATCACCATTTCCAGACCACGCACAGAACGGAATAGAGGGGGTAGGTTTCTCCCTGTTAGTTCGGTCTGCCGTGAGTAGTCCCATCCCTCTTGCCCCCATTCTTTGATGTATGTGTCCTTTGCCTTGCGGTACGCATCCCAGTATTCACTTGTGCCGTATTCCAATTTGCTCAGGTCGTCATACATGGCCTGGGTGTAGGATTGATACGCCATGCCATAGAACGACGTAGCGCCTTTTCTATCCTTTAATCCTTTATAATACTCGTCAACTTTAGGATACTCCTTATACAGTCCCTTAGTGCTCTGTGCGTATTCAGACGTAATGGTTTTCCATTCCTGTCGTGCCTGTGCTACGTCTATTGTGCCTGCGAGCAATTTTCTCTCAACCCCCCACAACTTAGCGTCTTGCTCGTTCCGAAGGTCGCCAGAGCGAATCACAAAATTGTCAAGGTCTTTTCGTAGCCCTATTCCAGCAACACCAGTTTTCTTCCGTTCCTCGGCTACCTGTTTGGATAACTTCTGCACCTGCGGGGAATTGTCAATCTTCTTGGCTTCTATAGGGTTTTGTGCGTATAGTTCGTCATAGGTTATACCGTGCATCCGCATAGCCATTTGGTCTCTCATATCACGCCTCTGGAGAGAAGGACTATTGGCGAATGTCATGTAACCAAATATCTCAAACGCTGACGGTGTTAATCCCCTGTCCTGATAGCTGGACAATCCCTCTTGCAAGGTCAAAGGAAGCACACCTTTAGCCACTGCGTTTTTGAACCATAGAAGCGGTGTCCCTGTGGGCTCTCCTATATAGTTCTCCTGAATCAACGCACTAGCGATAATAGACGGGCCGAACGGCGAACGCCCCCACAAATACCTCAAGATAGGGTTCACAGCGGGGCTAGGGTGAACAAGCCTTGCGGGGTCTTCCGCTGTGGCTTTGAAGATATTAGCAGCAGCCTTAACGGTAGCCATGTAGGGCCCGCCCATCTTAACTCTTGTGCCATTCACCACCACGGTCCCGAATGTGGCTTTACGGGGGTCTAGTTCGGGCTTCTGGTTTAGCGCAAAGCAAATACCCGAATAGAACGTAGTCCAACCGCCCATCCATCTTCCCAGGGATTCTCTTGCCAACGAGCCTCGCATACCGCCCCTGAACACATCTCCTAACAAGGCGAACACAGAGCGGTACATTCTAGGGGATAGGAACGCAAAACCTGACTCTATTGAGGACTGGAGTGTGGACATGCCCATCTTGGCTGTGTTCAATGTCCCCATCATGTTGTCTATTGAACGTGCTAATTCGCTATACTGCTTCTGTGTCATATTTGGTCTGGCTTTCGCTTCCCAAAATAAAACCCTCGCACCATCAAGGAACGTGTTGACCTGTCTTTCAAACGGGCTAATTACCTTCCCTATACCAGGGATTGTTTTCAAGAAACCTGCTGCTTCCACAAACTCGGCGTTGCCGAACTTCATCCCGCCCTTTTCTATCATGTCCACAATGGTCTTAGAGTGTGATTTAGCGAGGCCTAGCATAGCCTTATCGCCCATGAAGGTAGCTTCCATTGACTTAGTAAAGGATTTTGTCCACACGTCGGGTCTGCCAAACTGTAATAACTGCCCTTGTATACTCTGCACAGCAAAGTCCGTTGACAACGCAGAGAGCCTTTGTGCCTGTGCGAGTTTACTCATGCCTTCTACGCCCCCGGGCACCTTGGGAAATAGGTCACGTTCTATCGTCTTGACGACATCCAACGGGAAGGCTAACTCTTTGAGTTCGTCCACACCGCTCAGTTGCTTCATACTCGCAGGGACATCGCCTTCAATCTTTGTGCCCAGCTTACTGAGTCCATCAATGAGCCTTTTGTCAGTCATCCTACGGTGTGCATCATAGACCACGTGAGCCACAATATCGGCGGGGTTGGCCATCGGTTTGTAGCCTGCAGCTAGCGCCTGTTCTACTGTTTCAAACTTCACAGGATGCTCACGCACAGTAGGCTGAAAGCGCCTTGGTAGTGGGAGTTCACCTTCGGGGCCTCTTATCATAATATGGGGTACGTATTCGCCTTTGCCTTTTTGAAGGAATACGGGAATCCCCTCGCCTTCAACTAACCGCCCTGACTGTTTCATGATATCGTGGAAGCGGACAGTTAGGGGGTGCTCTGCCCATGCTGTGCCGTGTTTTGCAGGGTGGGCCAGTGCGTTCCATATTAGTGGTTGTCCTTCAAGATTTAGCACCTTACCGTAATCAGGAGAGGCTATATCTGTGACCACATTTGCCCATTCCTTGCCTCTAAGCCTGAAAGGAACGGAGAACGTCCAACCATAACCTTCGGCATCCGCCATCCTGATACGCCATGCCTGACCCTCGATTGCTGCGGGGTTGTTCATCCTGTTGATACCTGGGTGGAACACCCCCATAAATCTGCGTGCAAATGAGTTTTTGACATCCTGTAATTTAATAGGAACGTCCATCTGCTGAACGACTACGTGGGTATCCTTGACACGTGGTATCTTAGTGTGTGTCCCTACGTAATACTCCCATAACTGAGCCTTCCACAACTTTGCAGCATCGTCTAGTTCCGCTTGTGCGACTTTGTAGGAATCAGACAGTGCCTTGCTGACACCGCCTGTCATCTGTGCTTCCTCATTGATTGTCGCCAGTAAAGCATCTGACTTTTGCTTTGCCTTCAGATATGTAGCCTCGGAACTTCTCAATGCGTCTTGTGACGTTTTCTCAACGCCTTCAAGAATCTCCTGAGCCTTCAGCTTCCTGCCCGTAGCATCGGCTATCTTTCTGGTCAATCGGTCAGGTACAGCGACACCCTTTTCGGTGTATCTAACCGCCTGCTTATCAAGGTTCTTTAATGTTTGAGACGCATTTACATAGTCCTTCATCACACGCCCAGGGGAGAGGGCTTTAGCAGCACCGCCCATCGGGACAGCCATCCATGTAATGAACTCGGCGATGTCGTAAATGTTCATCTGCCAGTCTTTGCGTAAATCTTCAGGTGTCCACGGGAACGAGGGATGCTTTATCCTGATTCCAATATCCCCCGTTACTTCCTTAAAGTCCTTGTGCGGAATGTAACTATCAAAGTCCAGAGACGACCAACTTTCGGGCATTGTTTTCATAGAATCGGGAATGAACGGGAGAGCGTCGTTTATTCTGACGGCAAGCTGACCGCCACCAGTGAACAACCTCTGCACAATCTCAGATGCAATAGGCATAACTTGTGACGCAGGGAATATACTCCCCCACGACTGTTGTACTATCTCTTGTGCGTTTTTAGGAATCTGCGCCTCCGCCGTCTCCGCTATCCCTCTGGCAATATCCTCTATCCAGTTCTTTGGTCTATTCTCTAACGCTTTTTCTATTGTCTTAATATCGTCTTGTGTCAAGTTCAGGTCAATGCCCTGTGCTTCCATTCTCTTGAATAGCCCAGGGTACTTTTCTTTGTAGGGTTGAAGTTCCTCAAATACCTCGATGCGCTGCTCAGGCGACAACATGCGGGGTTCAGACAAACTTTTCACAGCCTGCGAGATGACCCTGTAATCCTCTTCCGACACAGTTCGGCTATTTAATAGTTCCTCATGTGTTATCTTGCCTTCCCTGAACTCCGATACTGTGTACCAGTCCTGCTTATATTTAGCCAAATCGCCCCTTGACATACGGTAGGCTCGCATATACTCAGCGTCAGTAAGAAACTCGTCAAAAATGTCCTTGTTCTCAAATCTCTGTGCTACGCCTCCGCCTGGTGCGAGTGCAGCGCCTAGAAAACTCTGCGTTTTATCCTTTAAGCCCATAAAGTAGTTGCCTGGCCCGAATACACTAGCCCACGCTGGGGCGCCGTAACCCCATGTTACAACCTTATCGCTCAGGGCTTTTGTGGGTGGGCCGAAAGCACCGCCTATAAACGATCTCGGGTAGCCTATGGGTTGGTATGTCTTCCCTTCATCAGGGTCAATGATGTGTAGCCCCATCATTGGTGTAGTGTGTATTTGGTCCCACGTATGAGTGGTGAGTGTGGGATACCCCTGTGCGTTCCACCCCCAAAAAGACACAGGCGCGTTAGAGGGTTTGTTGTCCATAAGCATTGTGGTAAACCCTGCGGTTACAGGGTCTATCTGTGTCAGGAAAGTCGCAAGGTTGGCGGGTTGCCCTTTTCCATTAAAACCTATAGGGTGGTCTAATGGAGTCCCGCCCTGAAATAGAAGTCCATACACATCCTTCTCAAACGCCCCCCATCCCTGCCAGTCCTTAGAGAATTGCTGGTTGAAGTAAATATCATATAACGCCTGTGCCCTGTCCCTGGCAGTCCCTTTAGCGGAGTGGGTAAGCATATCATACGCCCATGTAGGCATGAAGTCTGGCTTTGACGGCACGCCAGTCCACGCATCTTTGAACACGCCCATTAGTGCGCCTTTCGCTTGCTGTCCTAGTATATCTGCGATTTGCTCAAGTTGCTCGTTGCCCGCCGATTTAGCCACATGGCCAAGTATGGTATTGGCCACCATCCCGTAATACGTGCCCATCGGCGTCCCCTTATGTTGGTTGGCTAGATTTGAATAATTAGCGTACTCTTGCGTCCACTCGCTTACTCCGTAGTCGCTAATAGCATCAATCGCCTGAGGGATACCTGCCAGTTGCTCGCTCAGCGACACCGCTGCGTTGGTCATCTCGGCTTCTAGCGCCTGCTGTTCCGTCATCCCTGTAACAGCAGGTGGGGCAGGTGCGCCTTCGTCCTCTCCTTCGTCTCCATCGTCGCCGTCATCACCATCGTCGCCGTCATCACCAGCGCCGCCGTCATCACCAGCGCCGCCGCCACCGTCTCCACCGCCATCATCGGCACAGCAAAGGATACTCATACGGAAGGGTAGGAATATATCTAATTCCTCTAATTGTTCGAGCAATACTTTCAGCATGTTATGCCTGTTTCACAGCCCCCCATCTAGGTATTCTTGAAGGTTTGGTTTGATGCGGTTGTGCTGCCAGTGACCGATTCATCCATGCGTCCCACTCTACGCCGATGGTTTTCATGTAGTCACTTAAAATAGGTTCTAGTCCCAACTTTTTTATCTTTCTTAACGTTTGAGCGGAGGCTGCCTCAGGTATAACTGCCTCCGTCATGGCAACCGTCGGCCCAACATACGGCACTGCACTTCCCGTCACAGCCCCCAGTGCTGTTATATCATGCGGTAACGGCGGTTGAGGGACTCCCCCATGTAGCTGTGTCCAAAACGGCATTTCCGCCTCTTGCGGCAGAAGATAACCCCCTGCGTGCGCTATGTAGGGCATCCTTATAACGTCCTTCGGAATGACAGGGAACAAATCCCTGAGCACCGAAGCAGCGAATGGTGTCAACTGGTACATTTTTTCCGTTGGCATCTGTGCGAACCACGACGGCAGACCTTGAGCCAACGGATTAGATGGCCTTACTGCCTCTAGCGGCGTGTACGCCTCTGTGCCTGTTCTAACGTCTGGTGTCAGTTGAAGCGTATGTATCGGCCAAATATATTGCCCCCAGGGGTCAACCATCTGAGGGGGGGCAGTCTTAGGTGTACGAGCTTCTGTTTCTTTTGCCATCACGACCCCCTCTTAACGGTCATAAATGGAGGCTGCTTGGAAAGTTTATCTTTAATACTTTCCCTAGCACCCTGTACCCGTTTTGATATTTCCAGAGCCAGTGTTGTTTCCCTAGATTGCTTCATAAGCCCCCTCCATCTCTGCCCTTGAACCTATCTCTCCTGTGCCTTGTTCTAACCGCATCTTTGAGCGCATTGTGTCCTGTGCCATTCTGTCTGTTATCGGTTTCCCTTGATTCTGCGGTTGTAATTGGCTGGGCGCCTGTAGAGCGCCTTGTTTTATCATCTCGATTAGTTCGTGCATCCCCATATCCTGAGCAGCAGCCACGGCAAGCCCCTGCTGGATGATAGGGCTGTTCAAGGCAGCTTCGACCAGTTTGCGATTCATCTCTATATCAGGGTCAGCGTCAAAGTATTCTCTTGTTATGGTCTCCCATGACAGCGCCCCCTGCGAGAGCAGCCGTAAGCCGAGCATAATCCGCCTATCCCTCATTTCAGGAGATTCAGCATCAAGCTGGACATAGAATCTTTGAATATCAGGGTTAAGTATTTCGGGTTTTATCGTTTGCATGGACTTACCTGTGCTGAAGTTGCCGAGCAAGCCTATCGGCTCCATAACCACGTCTTTAACCAGTCTGGTAACATGGTTGAGCTTATTTCCCGTTGCTATGCACCATGAAGTCTTTAGCCCCTCTAATGACAGTCTCGCCTGTCCCACGGATATAGCCCCCATGTAGCCTGATGTAACGCCTTTAGGCCACACACCCTGCACAACAGAGGGCATGACCTTCTGCTGGTCGTCATTTATCAACTGCAACATGCGGTACGCTTCGGGGTTAGCCCTCGGCGTTTCCTCATAGCGGAAGTTGTAATGCTCAGGGTGTACGCTCCTCTCTCCTGGTGCTATGGCATCTATAAAATCCTCTCCTGGGGGTACGTTTGTGGTTGGCTTACCATAGACTCCGTACTCGAGTTCGGCGGATAGCGCAGTCTTTAGCCTTGCTTCCATTTTGTATGAAGATAAAGCGGGCGCAATCATAGAAACACACAAATCTTCAGGCTTCCCGTCCTCTGATTCCATGCCAAATCCGCCGTATCCTATTTCGTATGGCACGAAGCCGTAGATGTTCTCCTCTTGCGAGATAACCTGCTCTCCGTTTTTACCTTTAGAGGCGGTCACAAAGTATGCCCGTTGCTTCGCATCCCAGTATTCCCACCACAGGACGTTATCAGATAGGTTAAGTGAGCCGTAGTCCCACTCAGGCCACTTGTCCTTAATAGAGAAAACCTTACGGGGGCATACTTCTATCACAAACTCAGGGTCGATGGGATTGCCTAGATAGATGTTTCTAGGGTGTACTGATTGAAACACAAATGGGAAGCTCTGCCTCAGATAGGAATCCCAGTCGTCATCGTCCATCTCCTCATTGTGAAAACGTGGAACGTAGAGAGGCCCCTTAAAGCAGAACATACCGTATAGAATCCCGTGCTTCAGGCAAGAGCGCCTGATATTGTGGCGGTGTACGGACTCAATCCACTGCAAGAACGATTCGCCGAACCGTTGTAATACAGAGGCGGTCTCCTTTGCCTTCTGTGTCTCCGCCCACAAAGGAACGACGACACGCTGCTTCAGTGCCATTAAGTGGTCTGTGGCATCGTCAACCTGGCTTCTGGCGGTGGGCGGAACGTAAACCTCGATGTCACTGGGCATGATGCCGAGTTGCATAGAGCCGTTGTAATAACCTGTCAGTTTGTCAAAAACAGCGTCTCTATTAGAGTTGTCGTGCAGTAGTGATGTTTTTAATTCTATTATCTCGTTTATGCTTCTCATTCCACCCCTCTAGACATACATGCCTGCTGTTTGTCGTTGTACTAATCGTGTTTTTGTTTTTATGCGTGTATAAGGCGATGCGTACTTCAATGTCCTGTACGCCCACATGAGAGCCGATACCGTATCGTCGTGTCCTGACACCGCCTCATAGGCGACGCCCTTACCCTTTGGCACTGACTGGAAGTTGAACATCTCCAGCACCATCGGCTTGTAATAAGTCAACACAGAACCGCTAATCAGCCCTGTAGACAGTTCGACGAGGGTTGTGTACTTTAGTGTCTGTGCGGTTCTCACGCCGTTGTACGGTGCGCCCTCGTCCTTATACAGTCGTGGGTAGTGGAGTTCCTCCAGTTTATTCAAAACGGCGACGCCCGTGGCATTACGTTCCACGGCAAGGATAGGCTTCTTATACTCGGCGCAAAGGTGGTCAATCATCCACGCAAACTGGTCTGTAGGTATCTGGTTGGAGTGAATCAGCGCCACCACTTCCGATGACAGACCCTTCTTCCCCAGTAAGACCATACATTGATAGTCGTTGCCGTAACCTTCTGATGTATCGGCTGCCGCACAGTAGGTGACTCCTGGTTGGAATCGGGAATAGATGAATACCGAGTTCTCCCTGACCTCGATGGGGTCACGACAGTTATCGAGTAAACGTTTCAGCGTAGGTTCGTCAAAGAACGACTTCGCCGATAGAGGCGACAACGCCTGTTCGGGCGTGAAGGGGTAGTTTTCCTGTAGCTGCCACTCCCTCCCGATATAGTTGCGTTTCTCCGTTTCGTACCACTCGTCGTCTCTATCGGGGCGGACATCCCAGGGGAGGAACTTCGCCACGAAATTATTCTGCCCCTCGACCGCCTGCTTGTAGAGGTTCTTGAACAACGAGTCTGGTTTACTTTTCAGCACCGTGCTTACGCCGATAATCTTCCCGCCCGCACTGACCGTAGCTTCTGCGGTGGCGTAGTCTGATTCGGGGTACTTGTGGAAGTCCCACTCGTCAATGATGACTAAGGTCGCCGTCTCGCCCACGCCTGGGGTCTCCGTAGAGGGGAGGGCGACAATGCGACTGCCCAACGCTGGAATGGTTATCTCGGTCTCGCTCCACTTGTCGGTGGGGAAGGACGTCTTGACCCAGTTAGGCAACTGGGAGTAGGCGAACTTACACTTGCGTAAGAGGTCGGCTGCCTCCTTCTCGCCCGCCGATATAATCAGACAGTTGAACGACCTCTGCGTGAGCGCCTTCCATAAGGCATAAAAGGCGAGAACATACGACACGCCCACCTGCTTCGACTTCAGGACGATGCAGAAGCGGTTGGACTCAAACATATCCACCATCTCCGCCAAGTGTGGCCAGAACTCAAAGGGGATAGACCCCCTGTGAGCGTCGTTTATCTTGCAGAGAGAAAAAAACTCACGCCAGTCAGCCACTATTGATACGTAGTCAACTTCAGCCTTCGTAAGTCTCAATGCACGCCCTTAATACGGCCTTTGTTGGCACTGGCGTAAAACACCCTGCTGCCTTTCTTTTGCCCGTATGTCCTGCGCATACGGCGTATTATCTTGCGTCCTTTCTTCGTTAATGGCATACACGCTCCTAATCGTGTTTGGTTTACATAATGTAGGGGGTCGAAATAGGGCAAACAATTCGGTGGGTTGAACTCAATATAGAGATAAGTGTATTTAAGGTTTCCCGTGGGCGTGGCGGGCTTCCCGTGCACCCGTGAAATTTGGCCCTGTAGCCGTGCTGTGCGCCTTAAACTGCCTTACGTGGTGCTATTTGACTCTACTGCAGATTCAAGGCCGTTCTCGTTGACCTGGTAGCGGTTCGCACAATCACCGTTCTGTGAACCGCTCAATCTAGCTTCGATTACCTCGGCTATCAACGGCAGAATGTCGGTCCGTACTACGTCTTCATGCTCTCTACTCGTAGCTGGTGGGACTTTACTCAGGCTATACGGAGCTACTTCCAGGTATGCATCGAAAGCTTTTTGAATTGCGGCGCGGTCCGGAGACGGCTTGCCCAGCTCTACCCGGGCTTGCTTCCATAACGCGTCGGCCAGGACGAGGAGACGGTAGGCTATTGTCCCGGCTTGAGAGCGGAGGCGTTGCTTGCCGAGAGTA